CTGATAAAATTTTCCAGCCTGACTTCCATTTGCAATACTTCGTCTGCCATAGTCTAGCCTTTTTTGTTTACTTCAATTACCATATCAGAATACTTTGACTCAAAATATTTTGCCGCTCTTATAAATCTTACCGAAGTATTCTCATAACTCGGCATAATAACATTTGTAAACTGCTTATGATAATCATAAATATCAATAAATGTTAAAACACTTTCAGGAATAAACCTTACCGGACAATTCCAGTATCTCACTCCATCTTCCTCGAATACGGGCTCGGACATTCGAGATTTTTCATCACAGCCCCAGACCTTCCGGTAATGTTCGTTGCAATTTGAACACCTGAATTTAAACGATCCCCACACACCGGAACGGAGACCGGCTATAATTCTAAACCCAACAGCTCTTCATCGGTTAATGTCGAGTGCTCTGTTATTGCATTACACAATTCAACCTGTAAAGACGGCGGCAAATATCTCAACCCATCTTCGGTGATACCGTTATTCAAACTGTCTTTTGCCGGTGACGGTATCAAATTCCCGTCTGAATCCCTAAAATTTTTCCACGATATGACGCCTAGCTTTACAGTTTTAACCCTGACTTTTGCAGAGTTAATTTTTACAGAAGTTCCGTTAGAACTATCAACCGTTACACTTCCGTGCATTTCATCCTCAAGCCCTGCGGTCTCAACACCGTCTAGACCCCTTAAAAAAAATATCGGCCATAGTTCTTTCGGCAGACCTTCGCGCCGATAGATTTTAGGCACATAGGGAAATGTGGATTTAAGTTGAAAGCCTAATACACCGGCTTTTTTCAATTTCTCTTTTAGTTCAGGTGTCAATTGTACATCCATAATATTTATTACCCTCCGCCCTCTGATTAAGTTTATAAAAGGAGCGGCTGCGGAATGAGGGCATTATCCGCTGGGGATTTCCCCACCGCTCCATTTAATTATTTACGTTTTGCTTCCGTGTAAAATCTCCAATTCATCATTTCCTGCACTACGCTTCAATTCCATAGATAAAGCATTCGTTACATGCCCTTCACGTTCACCTGGGGTATACGCCTTAACAATCTGCACCGCCGGAGCAGATATAGTTATGTTTTCAGAATATTCAGAAAACGTACCGGTTGTATTCCCCGTCCATCGGGCATAATCCCCGCGCGTCGCTATCAATTCCAAGTCGGGGTCAAGCTCAAGCGTAGGATTCCTTGATACTATCCTTGCACCTTCATATCCCTCGGCTTTCGACGGATCAGTATAAACCTGGACATCATTTCCTAAATCGATAGTATATGTATTAAATTTCACCGTTGCGTCGAAAAGCGTAATAGAAGCACCGAGAACAGCGTTGGGGACAACTGTACTGATTCCACTAGGTGCGAGTATACTTGCATAAGCTCTATCCGTAATCGATACCAGAACGCCTTTAAATTCGTAATCTATGCGCCTTGGCTCGCCGATATTATCCAGCACTATCTTAGGATTTCCCATCATCCCACGGCCTTTTATAACCACCTGCACCGGCGTTGTGCCCTCATCCTTTTCAACAACCTCAATTGTTGCTGGAACATTTGAATATCCCGAATCGGTAACAAGGCTTACGCCTGTTGAGCCGTGAGTGGTCTGTTTCATTCCGCAGGCGCGTAGACACGCGAAATAATTCGGAGCAGTTGCTGGCGTTCCAGAATAATAAACATCAACAGAAAAATTGACAGTAAGCATCCTTTTTCCAGCAACTGATGGATCGTTCGAGAAGTCTCCACGAACCAACTTTCGCGCTTTCATCGGGATGTCACCGGCATAACTTACATTATACGCGGCGATATTATACTCGTTTGCGGTCAATGTTTCAGCCGTGTAAGGGGTTGATTCTATCTTAAACCCCATCGTCCTTTTTGTCATTACAAATCCCATAAAATCCTCTTCTCCGCCCTCTATCCTGATTGACTTGGGTTAGTTAATTGTTGTCTATACCATACTCGATAACGAATAGTTATTCCGCAATTAGGCGTTGTCCTGTCTGTTCCAAATGTTAAGCTTGAATCGTAATAGCAATTAAAAGCAGTGGCAACCCCGTTTTCGTCAGGGATGTAATAATTAATACCGAAATACTTCTGTATGTCGTGCAATATCTTATCTTGTGCCAAGGCAGGATCATTATTATCATTTAAAAAACAATCCATCTGTAAAACAAAACTATTATGAAGCAATCCCTGATTCTGGTCTATTTGCACATTTGAAACATTATCGCAGTCCTCGCTATCTACGAAAACATTCACGCATGGATATTCATCAAACTGCTCAATTGTCCTCGATGGGTCAAACGCCCTTGATATTGTATTGTAATATCCATCACCGGATATAGTAGTGTTTCCTGCGTTGCTATATCTAATAGCATCACCGCCGCTTATAATCCTGTTTCGCAGACCATATAACGCCGCGTTTCTAATTTTTGACCTTACTGGTAATGTGCTCGGTATTGCCATATAATTACCTGAACGCTATTAAGTCATGATCGTTTATTGTAAGACTTCCGGTTAACAAAAATTTCTTTATGCTATATGGATATATAGAACCGGCATTCACCTTTATCGGAAACGATGCACCAGAAATACCGCCAACCAGCTCAACCATTACTGTGCCATTTACATTTGAATGAAATCCTCGCGGATACCCCGCAGACGCCTCTTCGTTGTACATTGCTCCGAGGTCTATAAGCGTTGTTTCCTCGGTATCACTTAGATTAACAAATGTAAAACTAGAAGCGGGTGAAATTCTTCTGTCTGTTGCCATGTTATAATCCTTTCTATTTACTCTAACAACTTCTTTAGCAATTCTTTTCTTTGTTCAAGTAGCTTTTTGTTTTTAGGCTCATACTTAAGAGCAATTTTATTATAATAAAGTGACTGCTCTAAGCTAGTATCTTCATTTAATGTCGCATATATAATTGCCATTCTTTCGGCTGGAATTTGTTCATAAAATGGCACTTGTCTAAAACAAACTTTTCTATAATCACACCTCATCGCATTTTTGTAATGGTTTATAGCCGCCTTACTATTTTCACGAAATCCAGCAATATCCCCAAGAATAACATACGGCTCTGCGTGTTTGTCAGAAAACGACAATGCTATATTAGCATAGGTTTCACCGATAGAAACAGTATCTTTTTTTATACCGCCGTCTTCATAGGTATTGTAAATTGCAAGCTCAAACGCAGCGATAAAAAGATTTTCGTTACTTCCTTGTTTGTTTCTTAAAAGATCGTCAAAAATAGACGCGCCTTTTTCTTTTTCATTAACCAACATTAAGTCTCTGGCATAATAAAAAGCATAGTGCGGATCGCTCTTGTCGTTTTCATAACACTCTTTTAATATTTGCAAATTTCTATATACACCGCTAGATGATTCCTTTTCCGGTTTATGTGTTATACTTATTCCGGCAAAAGAAGCAATCATTTTATCGTTTCTATTCTTTGCAAAAATCTGTTCATGCACCGCGCCTTTCCAGACCGGATTAATCCTTCTCGTAAAAATTCTGTCTCTCTGAACAGTTTGAATAACATTTCCGGCATAATCAAAAGTAACATCATATGGAACAAGAAAAATGTCGTGTGTATCCTTCAAAACAAATTCTTTCATCTTTAATAATCTGCTTTGCGAAACATCATCACAAATATCATCAGCATCAAGCCACATAATATGAGTGGATGTAGTGTTTTCTAACGCGCAATTTCTAGCAGCCGCAAAATCATTTATCCATTCAAATTTAATTATCTTGTCAGTATATTTGCTTGCTATGTCTTTTACCTTTTCGTCCTTCGATGTAAGCACAATTACTATCTCATCATAAAGTCCGTCAATGCAAAAACTCTTTAGACACCTGTCAAGTTCGTATGATTCATTTGCTCCGACAATCATATTTAATGCAAGTGACTTTTTTATCTCTTTTTCTTCTATATCCACACCAAACAATCCCTCGCATCCTATTCTGATTGTTCCATTTACAATTGTTTCCTGATATGGTATCGGGCTTTTCCCTCTGTAAGCATATATCTTTTCACTTCGCTCTTTTAACCGCATAGTTCCATTTATTTCGTGTTCCCAAGGGTTTTCACCTTTTTTAAGTGTACCGATCAAAAATTCTCTGTTCCATATTGAGCCTTGGTGACTTACTAAATACATTTTATCGTTTTTATATAAATAAATATTTTCGCCAAGGTCTGTATTCTCAAACGTATCTTCTTCTATTGACCCGCCCCAATCGCCACATATTTTCATTAACTTGATATTATTTTTGTCACAAATCGATATAAGGTCATTAAGTTTTTTGCCGTCTGTTTTCTCTGTTATAAAATAATCCTCATGGTGATATATGATATACTTTGAGTCAATATTTTCAAGAAAATTAATCAAGCCCGTTGACCAATCAACATTGCCGGTATGCTCAAAAGAAACTCTATCATACAGTTTTGTAAAATTCTCACTTAGAAAAACAGTGTTTACCTCTGGCAAATTAAAATTCATTTTATAATAATGATACCAATAATCCCAGATATGTTCTGATTTATCTCCAGTATGTAATAAAAACAAAACCTTTGAATAGTGTTTCATTGTGCCCTCATTTCGTTGAAATTTAAATTCCACTTTCTCTCGAAGTAGTGTTGATTGTCTATGTAATTATTGTTACCATTTTTTAAATAGTTTTTCTTTTCGTTTCTATGAACAACCCGCACATCATTATTTATCAAAAATTTTTTATTAGGATATTTACAATGTAACTGAAAGCAAAAATCGGTATCTTCAAATCCTGCACCCTTATAATTCTCATCAAACCTGGTATCATCTCTGTAAAAACATATACACGAACTTGGCAAGGCATGACACGGCGATTCTACTATCGGTTTGCTAAAATCAACAGGTATACTCATCATGGTTCCAGGTTGTCCATAGGCGTCCATTAATCTAGCCGATACCATTATTGCCTCGTTGTGGACTAATGACTTTACAAGACCGGAAGCCCAATCGTTTCCAAATCCGCTTATATCATCATCTATCATAATAACAATACTAGACCGCGCTTTGTTAAGTCCATAATTCCTGTTAGTTGCTGCACTCACATCAAACCCAGTTTGAATAACATTAAACCCGCTACCAGCGGTTGTTATCACTTCATTTATGAAGCTGTCAAGCAAATTGTGGTTTGATGGAATTATAATATCAATCACAGCGAATACTCCGCTTTTTTCTTGTTTATAGTATCTTTCCAATACGACATTCTCATACAATTAAAATTAAAAAATTTCTCACTAAGAATATGGTATCTATACAATAAATATTCATGTGTTACTGCCCTCCAATCATCAACGATTATCATAGGAACTTGCTTAGACAACTCTTCTGTAAACACATGCCGCTTAACAACAGGAACACATCCTATATATAACGCTTCCCACGTTCTAATAACATCTATACCATTTCCATCGGGGGACAAAACAAACTTATGTCTTGCCATTTCATCAAAATAGCTATTTACCATGTTAATATTATTTTGTCCCGATTTTATTACAGCCCAATGTTTATCAGAAAAGTATTCTATTGCAGAATGTCTTTCTTTTTTATTGGTATCTGGATTAAAGCACAAAAATATTTTATCGTCTTTTTCTGTTTGGTTAACGCTTAGTTTAAACATTAACTTTTGTTTAACTTCCGGCTTGAATATGTATTCGTTCTCTACCGCTATAGGAATACAAGAAACATTTGCCTCGTCAACATTTACATTCTGCGAAAACCAGTGTACTATATTGTCAACTTGTTCAAATTGGTAATCAAAATCCCGATCAGATTTATTATAGTTTATTTGTCCATCAGAATTGTGAGATACTACGATAAATTTTTTTGCCTTAATTGTTTTTAATACTGGCACAACAGTTTTTAAATTGTGTGTCTGGCAAAATATAGAAATAACGGGTTCTTTGCATTTTAATATGTCTTGCAAAAAGTTTTCATTTAACTTTTGATTGTTCTAGCAACTTACATCACAAAAGTTTTCAAATTTCTCGCCAGTTACATATTCGTCTATTGTTAAAATTGGGAAATTCATATTAACCTTATTTCTTCGGTTTCGCTTACGATTGTAGTACCATTACCATAAAAATCCCAATAATATTTGTACTTGAACGTGTCAAATATCCCATTCCAACCATACGCGACGGCATTAGGTTCGCTATCATGCACAACTATATACTTTGCCCTGTTTCTTAATAGTTCAACACATCTTGGTCTGTCCTGTTCCGGCCCGTGGTCAACAAAGGCAACGTCCCATTTACGAGTATCATTTTTTAAAACATTTGAAATTAAGTTTTCGTTTGTAAACTCAAACTTATGACTTCCTTTGGCAAACAGGCTTGAAAAATAGTTGTGCCATTCTGCATTTGTTTCTATTGACACAACTTCTCTGTTCTGACACATAAAATGCAGCATCGGTGTTGAATAGTGTCCTACCCCCAACTCAACAACCGATCCAGTAGTTTGCTGTACAATTGCTGCTAATAAACAATAGTGCGTTCCGTTGGCATTCATCTGGTTAATATCAGGCGCTCTGTATTCCATTAGTCCTCCAAGGTTTCGTCCCAATACAACGCCGGGACTCTCATATCCATTTTTATTAATTTAGTTTTTTTGTCAAGCAACTTAAATGTTTCCCAAGCCCCAAGAGATTTTACACTATCAACAATTACCGGCGATGGATAAAATGCAATTCTTCCTCGGTCAGAATTATTTAAAATTTTATCAATGTATACTTTTTGAACATCGACATGAAGTTCATTAAACGCGCAATCACTTATAACCAAGTCAAATTTTTTGTTATTATATTTTACATCTTCAAATTTTAAATATTCACTCACCATTATTTCACGCTTTATATATTCAACATGCTTTTTTATTATATACAATGGTGCTTCAAGATCAACAAAAGTATACTTAACACTAGGGAAAATGTCTGTCATAACCTTAAACTGAAGTCCGCACCCAGCACCTATCTCGCACACGTTCATTTTTTTAAGGTTTCCAAAATATACCCACGACAATGCTAGATAATAAATTTGAATTATCAAAGGTACATCCATCAGGCCATACCCAAAATCATACGTCTGCGGATTTCCGAAAACGCCTTGATCCTTTAAAAACTCTGGCATACACTCAATAGTCATTGGATATTTATTTTTCAATACTTCAAGGTGTTCAAACATTTCACTTCCATTACGATTACCAGGGACAACTAAATCATAATCGGAATTACGTCTGAAATTGTCAATAGGGATTTCTCCCGACATAATCTTTTTACAGAAATCATTATATGGCAAACCTTCGGCAATACTCGAAATCATGATACCCATATTCCTAGCTGTTTTGAGTGAATATGTAAATTGAATAACGGTTTAAGATTCTTTGCCGCATCTACAATATACGGCTCTTTGTCAATCCACTTACAATCATACTTGCCATCAATAATATCTTTTCCGACAATATGATCTTCTGTGGTGTAAGGTTGACTCGGACACTGGTGCGTTCCACCAATGTATTGACCCCAAGAAGCACAGTCGTACACATATTTAGACTCATTACGTGGGGTTGTCGGAAGCAACTTAACTAAATCAGGATTTTCTTGTGCAACTACGCACATAAGCCTCATTTCGTTTTGCATTTCATCGCCCATTTTAACAAGCTTATCTTCGCGGCTCAACTCCATAAGGCTTGTCATTTTATCATTAAAGGCAGAGAGCGCAACTAGGCTACCCACATACATTATTCCTGCGCCGTAAAGAGTATGCGTTATACGTGTAATTCCAATATTATCACCGCACTTTTTATCTAAATAATCTTCGTCTATTTCTCCATAAATCAAGTTATCGTTTTCTATGTGTAATGCTTTTTTTATTTGAAGCATTTCCATAGCCGCTTCAATTGCGTAAAATCTTTCACAAGCATATTTCCAAAAGTCATCCCCAAAAGCAGAAAAATGACCAGCCTTTTCAAACCGTTTCCAACTTCCTGATTTTTTAAGAAACCTTGTTTCTAAAATATGAATGTTGTCAGTCAACCCAAAATGAAAAAGCGGAAGTTTGTCAACAACAACAACTATTCTTTCGTCCGTGTAAGTTCTTATTTGACGAATACAAGTGTGAATGTAACCAGGCAGATCGTCACCAAGATGAACAAGTATTATATCCACAATTCAGACCTTTTGCTATTAAAGTGCAATGTCGCCAATTGACATAATTTATTGTTTACAATATCATACACATACGGATATGATATTTTTTTACCATTCAATTTAAAAAAAAGATCGTAATGTTCAGTCAATATTTTTTCTCCTATATAATGATATTGACTAGCAAAGCTTTTACCTGGGTTTCTATGAAGTCCATCTACATACATTCCCCACGCCGTAGGATCAACCAAAAACCCTAACTCGTTATGATTTTTTTCTCCAGGCATTGTTGGAAACAAATCTATAACATCCTTATTCTCTTCACAAAATGTATAAGCAAAATGAGTCTCGTTAATTATCGTTTGGCCTTTGTATTTATTAAGAAACCATTCATGCCCTCTTTGAAAATATTCAAGTATAGCATTGCAAAATGTTAACGTAGCGTCAACTAATCCTGAATAAACTGTACAACAACTAATCTGATATGGTGCGTGTTTTGAAAAAACAATCTTACCGGCGAACATCTTTGAGCATATATCCATTACGGCATTCAAAGACATATACGGAACTACATCTGTTTCTATGTGCAAACACGAATCTATATTAAATTTTTTCTGAACAAGATACATATACATAAATCGCTTACAAGCATTATCCCAAAATCCATTCCATCCTTTATGTATCTTGTTAAAAAAAGATAGCTCATTATATCTTAATACAAGCGGATCATTTTCAAACAACTCTTCAGAAACGAATGTAACATCATGTTCTCTTAATTGCGGCCAAGATAATTCACGTTGCGGAGCGACTAGTATTATCTCGCCGTCCCAATGCTCACGAGTTTTTTTAAGCGAACTCCAGAAACACGAATGAAGATCGTTCTGTAATTGTATATATATAATTGCTTGTTTCATTTGTTTAAACTATTCTTTCATAAGTAGCGTTTGCCTACCGTGAAAAACAATTTCATACCCATTTTTACATAGTTCAGGAATTAACAATCTTCCTTTTCCAACCATTGGAATATTACTATAAAAGAACTCTTTTTTGTCAAAATCATAATACAAGTCTGTATCGTCAATCAATATCATACAATCGTTATTTAGCGCAGGTTTAACAACTTCATAAAAATCTAAATGAGATTGTGCGCTATCTATCAAGTCCAAATCCCACGCATCTAAAAACAATAACCCTATTTTCTGTTTCGGGTTACTACTTATAAGACCCCTTGCAAATTCAATAGCATCCATACATATATGTTTTACATTTGAAAAATCAGCGCAAGATTGTTTTGCGGCATCAACGTGGTCTTGATTAATATCGACACTCACAACCCTCCATCCTGTTCTTGCAAATAAGAATGTAGAATGTCCATCATTACAACACTCGTAATCTAATATATCGGGATGATGAATTAACCGCGCCCTCATGCACCCTATTTCAAGAATATCAATATCATAATCATAGCTCGCATATCTACGCCTATCAAAAAGCATATTAATAGCGCGATCTATATAACCCTTCGGGCGTTCTCTATCGTTTTGAACTACCATTTATTACCTCCGCTATGCTATTAGAAGCCTTTCCATCGCCATAAGGACAGTTGTAATTAACTACAAACTTATTTATATACTTCTCAAATTTTTCGACAAGTATTTCTGGCGTTTTGCATAATACAGAATTTTTGCCTATACATTCTGTTCGTTCTGTAATTTTCCGACATATAAATGCTCTTTTGTTTAAAAAACTAGCTTCTTCCTGCACACCTCCGCTATCAGTAATTATAAACTTACTTTCACTGATAAGCCTTATTGACGTATCGTAATTAATATAATCAATTACATCAATGTTTTTATCAAGATATTTAACATTTTTTGTTATATCAGGATTGGGGTGAACTGGAAATATAAAATGTAAATCCGTGTGCTGTTTTGCGAGTTTAGAAAGCGCCTGGAACCACGCTTTTATATTATTAATATTCTCTCTTCTATGCAACGTGCAATAAACCGTATTTTTATATGTTGTCTTTATTTTCAATAGATTATCAAGACCAGTGTTTCCAGTGACATAAATTTGACCGTTTACTTTTTCTCGAATTAGGTTTTTTGCATTGTTCATTGTTGCACAAAAGAGAATGTCAGAAATGGAATCTATATACCTTCTGCTTACCTCTTCAGGATATGGTGATTTGTTATTATTTGTCCTCAATCCCGCTTCGAGGTGAATAATCGGTATCTGCCTATGATACGCCGCCATTGCTATTGCCATTGCCGTGGTAGTGTCGCCTTGAACTAGAACCCTGTCTATATTTTTAAATATTTTATCATTACATAGTATCGATTTAACTATCGAATCCAATCTATTCCCATTGTCAACAATTTTTAGAACCATGCCATATTTATAATTACTATTTACTATATCGTTATGTTGGCCGGTAAAAAGCAATACATAATTTTTCAGCTTTGACAATAGCGGTTTTATTTTAATATATTCAGGCCTTGTGCCGTATGCTATTAATAGCTTTTTAGCCATTCTGATCGCCCTCGTTAAGCCAAGAATGAAAAGAAAACGTGTCGTAATCTTCGCTGGCGATTGTGCTTATCATAGATTCTATCTCCTCTTTGTTCCAGACAGACCCTAACACGGCTTCTTGTGTCCTACCAGCGAACGGCCTTTGTTTTAGAAATCTTTCAACATACATATCACCATGATATTTCATACAATAATTTCCGTATAATTCCGGCTCTCCAATGTGGCAATATTTATTTGTAATCTTCTGACTTTTTTCAATAAAACTTTTAATTGTAAATTGACTTCTTTCAAGCATTTCGGTAATTATCGGCCTGTAAAATAAATTCATATCAGCAATAAAACTTGTTCCGCTTATTCTTCCAAGATCAATCATATATCCCATAAACGCAAAATACGGAGCGTGAAATTGATTAAATCCCTTATAGCAAACAGGTTTATCACCCTCAAAAAATGTCATCGGTCTATTAATTATAGTGTCGCAGTCTAATGTTAAGTACCAATCACTTGTTACCTGTTGGAATAGCTTTAAGTGCTGTTGAAAGCACCAATTTGGCCGATAAATCCATTTAGACCTATTGCAACAATCAAGCGTTGTGTTATCGTCGAAAGTGTAAAAAGCGGTGTTTTTAATCTGGGAAAGTACGCTTTCTTTTATTGGTATCGGAGAACATATAATTATCTTTCCGCGTTCTAAAACATTTCTAACTATCGAATCTATTACATATGGAAGTTTTATAAAATCCTTTGGGGCACATGCGAGAAAAATATCTATTTTGTTTGACATGATTCCTCCTCATTAATAAAATTAACATAGTCAAGGAATCCCGCACTGCAAACAATACCGTTCTGAATCTTTGTAAGATTTTGTGTTAGATCATTGCAGTTTCTTATCCAGCACGAAGGTGTATATATTTTTGAGGCGTTTGAAAGGAACGCCGCCCACCAAGCAAATGTAGAGTTACTTATTATAATTCGATCAAATCCAGTCAAAAACCAAAAGTCACTTTTTTCCGATTCATTTACATATATCGGGCAAAGGTATTCAAAATTAGAAAAATACTCTTCGTCAATTTCATCGGTAACAATAAAAAGATTTTCGTAATCCTCTTTTTTTAGTATATCAAGATAGTAATCAGGATGAAGCACGTTACCGAATTGCCCGAATTGCTTATAGTCGCCAAGTCTCACATGAATCACAATATCTTTTTTGTTTGTCTTTTCAAGTGCCTTTTCGTTGAAATAATTTATTATTTCGTTTCTGTATGGTAGGTAATAATCAGCATTCTGCCAGTAACCGATTAAATGATAGTGCCTAGCCTCATAATCACGATCAAAAATATTATCGATGTCCTTTGTTTCGGTTATAGCAATCGGGTTGTTTTCAAAGCATTTTCCACTTTTGTGAATTGTAGTCGTCAGCGTATCCGACCCATTATAAGCTGTTCCTAAGTAAAAACCAATTTTTTCAGCAAGCAATCTGGCGCTTACATACTGAAACAATTGATTTCCTAATCTTCCACCGTTTGAAAATGTTATCATTTTGCCCTCACTATTTTGAATACGCCTTGTGTAAACCTCTTGCTATTTGCTTTGAAATTATTCCTAGTCCTGTTTTTTGAAAATCTTCCAGCACAAACAATCTTTTCGGCATCCTTATATCATAAGCAGGTATTTTAATTCCACGCCCGAACCCATTATTTGTTCCTGGGTTTTTTATTATTCCGCCATATTGGTGTATTCTTGCATACTTTGTCTGTGTTCCTAACGATACCGCAATGTCATCTTTTGTCCTTGTTTTTCTTACAACCCATGACCTTCTAAGATTTCCTGTTTGTACATTTAAGCCTGGCCTTCCGGTCATTTGCTTCATAATAATCCGTGAACTGAATAACTCCATACCCCGAACCATGCCTTGCTCAACTAATAACATAGCCTGCTGATCTTTTTTTTTAAGGTCATCAAACACCTTTTTAAAATTAGTTTTAACCGTAATTTTCAAAGAGCTATTCTCCGGTATGGGTCAATCACATCTATTACCTCTGGTTGTAATGGCAATCTACGATCAACGCTTGCCCCCCTTCGCAAAGTAGTTCCATCTTTATTAGTTCCTGCATTTTCGTAATCGTGCCTGTGCTTTGCAAGATACCGTATTTCCATATCACACCCCAGGCATATATCAGGATAGCTTTCTGCAAGACTTGTCTGTGTCTTTGAATCTAGCGTGGCCGTTTTAGCAGTTGCACCCGACTTATCTTCACCGGTATACTCTGTGAGCGTTTCTCCTACCTCAAATAGCCCGTACAGCACTTCAATGGTCATCGACGTGAGACTTGCAGCCCTGATTATGCCAACAGCCTGGGAAGTACCACCAATACAGAAATTGCCAACTGTCCATGCGGTTGTGTTAGGCGTTACCGCGTATATGGAATTTACCGCTGAATAGCACAATCCACCAGTATAAACCACCTTTAAACCACGCTTACCAGCCCATGATTCAGGCGATACCAGCACAATACTATCGGTCTGCGATCCTATATAATACTCGCTGTCGTCAAGTTCTGACTCGCCACCAGTAAACAGGCCAGTAGAATCAACATTTACAGACGTTATACTAATAACAGGTGGAGCTTCAAGCCAGTATTGAATAAGACCATTTGTAACATCAAAATATTCCGTTCTGGATTGTATTAAAAAAGACCTGTTTAAATACCGCTCAATTTTACCCGATATTGACGCTATCCAAAAAAGAATATCGCGCCGATTATTAACATTATCTGTTAATGCGGCGCTTCCTTCTCCTGCCAAAAACCTTCTTACTCGCTCGTATGATGTTAGATTCATTTTGTTTTAAAAAGCAGGGAAAGCGTCAGTGCTCTCCCTACTCCCTTTTTTAAAGATTAATACTGCAAATCGAAAACCGGCGAATTGTCATACGGATCACTATCGGACTTACCAAGCACCGCAGTAACTCCATAATTTGTACAATACGCATTCTGGGAACTCACAATCCACATATACCGTTTGAAGTTTTTACACTTCACGGATGCGGTTTGAATTGCCGCGTCGTTCGCAGTTGTGATTGCAGTAAAAGTACCATCGTCTGATGTTCCATTTCCATCAACACCTGATACAAGCGTTGCAGCACTCGGATCGTCGTCTTCGTTGTGATACAAAAACAATTCAACCGAAGCCGTAGCCGCAAACGTACCAGAATTTACAACAAAATTAATTTCATCGTAATCCCTGGTATCAATACCGTTTGAGATAGCGCTTGTAGATGATCCGTTAAACAACGACGCAGCCGTTACCCGCTGTGCGGACGGAACCGCCTGTACATATTTCAAATCCTCAATTAATTTGCCACGCATAAATAATTTTCCTTTCTGTTAATATCTTAATTACCCATTAGACCAATTTGATTCTGTGGTTTCTGCGTCGCTAACAGTTGTGAATGCTGTTGCACGACCGACATTGCTGTCAACTTCCTGGAATGCAACCATGAAAAATTCATCTTTCAAGAAAGATGAATTTCCACTTGCATCAGAAGCCTGGTCAGAAACCTTAATTTCCATACCGCGCCAGAAGCCAAGGAACATCTGTTTCCAGTTACCGAAAATAACCTTTGAACAGGTGCTTGATGTTCCGCAAGTAACCGCCGCAGAAAGCTGTGTCGTTGAACGAAGTTTATATCCAATCTGCTGTTCAAGCTGCTGATTTGACATAAGAACATTCGTCATTGACAACGGCATACCCTGACCGATAGGCTGGCCGGTAAACTGCGGGATACGTTCACGCCGCATACCACCAAGAACTTCTGGCCGCATAATAAAACCGTAATTCCCGCCGTCACGAAGCTCATTAGCAGCATCAAGCGCCTGAATCATGGCAGCAGCCTTATCAACGCGGAAACGCGCTCCATTGGTAGCCTGATTAGCCGTAGTTGTCATACCGGTCTGTGTCAAGATACCTTTCGGCTGTGACTGCGTTCCGGTTCCGCTTAGAAATCCCGCGTCGAGGGTAAGCGCAAGAGAATCCGACACCATCTGCTTGATAAGATTATCAGCCGTTCCGCGTGTCTGGTAGCTTAACCGCTTGCTGTACTTCGTGAACACACCGGCCTTTTTCGGGCGAAGAGTAAATTCACCGAAAGTAACATTTGACTCGGTAGGTGCTTCAGTTTCGCCAACCCAATAACCGGTATTACGCGCTGTCATTTTCGGAATAGGTAAATCACCATACAGATTACGAAGTTCGGTACAACCCATTTGCATAATTACCATATTGGCAATTGTCATATCGATAATTTCGCTCGTAACCTCTTCGGGAATAAGATACCCGCCCTGCGTTCCATCACCGGCTATAGCGTCTTTATAAACAGTAGGAACCCACAACTTTTTATAGTTCTCGATGATTTCAAGCTCGTATCCTGCATTATCCCACGCTTTGTTATTACCGCGCGAAGACGACAATGCCGCGAATGCAAACTTTGACCAGCTAAACGGGTTTGTTTTAAGATTGTCTTTAAGCCCAGGTATTGCAAGTTGCTTACGCGCCTCTTCCTGATCTTTCAGAGATTTCAACGACGCATTTATTTCTTCAAGTTTTGCCTTAAGCGCAACAACTTCAGAGTTTGCGGCAGTGCTCTGCTCTGCAATTTTGTCCTGTACTGCTTTTTCGATATTCTTTTTCCAGGACTCAAGTTGCTCTTTCAGTTTTTCAAAGTCCATATAGAACCTTCCTTGTTATAGTTATAAATCAATTTCGCCCTCAAACATTTTATATAGACTCTCGTGATCTTTGTTTTCAGGGTTATCGCCGCCTTGCAATGAAGGATGATTTGCTGATTTTTTCAGATCAAGAAGAGGTTCTAACGTATTTGTCAATCCCTTGATACAATCATTCAATTTCGACATTTCTTTTGTTACATTATCAATCAATTCATACGCCTTATCTTCATCAGAAAGATAATCGGTTCTCAATATTTCTACATTCTTTTCTGCTGGCTCAAACAGTATTCCATTGTGTGCCTTGCAATGCGTTCTTGCGTCATCCTCTAACCACGTATCCTTGTTGTATCTGTAAGACTGTTCTTCCCATTTGTCTTTACCTTTCAGCTTGCACGATACCACGCTATAAGATTTTCCTTCGTGTTTTCTCGTAGACCTGCGACAGGTTTCGTACTTATTGGGATTGTTAAGCCGACAAGCATGTTCGTTAGGATACGGCTTTAATGACGGATCAAATTCTTTTTCATCCGGTATCTCGTCAACTGACGGCAATTCGGGTTCATTAACAATCTCTTTTAGCAACTGGTCAACAAAGTCGTCGGGGAAAAGACCTTTTAATGCTTCACAATCTTTCTTAACAAGGCTTTTGTCCCTAACCATGTTAAGCAGAGCGTTAGGATTTGCTGGTACTGAACACGCTGAATATTCAAGCAATTCCCATTGTAAATACTCAATACCGTATTCACCGAGACCGATCTTTTCACGATCTTCCTTTGCAGTTGGCCTGTTTGCCTTTTTTGGAATGAAACCTATACTACAGGCTGGCATCGCACCGCTTGAAATCAGTTTGAAGCTAGCATCCGATCTTCCGGTGGGGTCAATACGGTCATCAAAATACAATCCCCATGATTTCACATTGTTTTCAGTTTTGTCAACCCATACTTTTACTGAATTACCAATAGGAAACTCTGAATGATCGTGCGCAAAAAGAATAACAGGATTTTTCTTGTAATTTTTCATATCGCAACCAGTGGCGCGAACTATATCACCGTACCGGTCAGACGTTTCATCTGATATTACATGTTCAACGACGCGGGATTCATATCCGTCGAGATACTCAAGCCCAGCGTCCTTGCACAACTTACGACATTCATCGATTGTAATTTGAACACGCTTGGGCTTGTTTGTGCTATATGCCTTTACTTGTAATTCAGTTTCTTTTTTCTGAAACAATTCCGTTTCTGTCTTTACACCAAATTCTTTCAGAAGCTCTTTCAGTAAGTCCATGTATTTCTTTCTCCTCGCCCTCACGAGTTTTGTATGTTGTCATTTGCCTGTTAGTATAATGCAATAACTTTTTCTGCATCACACTTTACCACCTTTTTTAAATTCAAGATAGGATAGAGAGCAGAGCCAGTTATCTGATTGCCTAATTTATTTCCGAACACATCCTCCTGTGAGGTTATTGTCTGTATCTTAAACTCTTTACAAGTAAGGTCTGTAAGTTCTATCTCTACAGATACGACTCGCGGAACTTTAGTCTCAAACATTATAGCTCTTGGATAAGTTCCATTTTCGTTTTTCAGATCATCATTGTTTACAATTACAAGTTGATCCGATGCGCACTTTGTTTCGTTAGAAAAACCCACTTTTTGTTTATCTAGCTCAAGCGTATTTTTTGTATGATTGTTTTGCCCATCGTATCTATACGATCTGTTGTCTTTACTCATTGCGCCCTCCTGTTATAGTTTCGTTTGTCTCTTTGATTTTACTTTGCAAATATTCTATACGTGTTATTAGTGCATCAATCATTCCATTTGCAGAAGCATAAAATTCGACCAAATCTTTTTCTGCTTTTTCTTTTTCTATTTTTACATCAATTTGTACGTTCCCTTTTTTAATTTCCTTTATGCCGCGATTATAATTAAACAATATGATAACGCCTAACATTATCATAATTACCTGATAAGCTGAAAACTCCATACGCGCCCTCCTTTGTTAATCCTTATCATACGCAACCGCCACACAGCGGCAGTTTATTATGTTTCCTGGATCGCCATTAGTATCAAGCGGGTAAAGTAAATTTACCGGCATGAACACTTTCCCTATTTCTACGACACTCCTGTGTGTCGCTCTATGTAAATCCCTTACCTTTTCATCCGTTGCAGTTACCCACTGATGAAAACTAAACCCTTCCTGATGAAATGCCTCAAACCGCGCTTTCCCGTGTATAATACCAGTTTCGGTACGCGCTATCATCTTTGATTGATTTCGCCGTATTTCTCCAACGTCACTTATTGCTGTCTTTATCAGCTTTGCAGTCTGGTACGGCGTGTAATTCTCTTTTACTGCCACTTCTATTGCTTCGCCTATTTTTTTGTGAGCAGACTTAAAGGTAGTCGTGTTGATTGCTTTTATTTCTTCTTTGCGCGCACTTATATATGCCTGTATTGTTGGGTTGTCAACATCCCAATTAATTAACTCGCCAAGTTCTGCTATTAACTGCTCCTTTTCAGACTCTAGCTGGGTTACTACAAGCGGCTCAACTATTTTTAATAAAGCGTCATTCTCTTTTGTAGAATCAAGCAAAAACATTTGCGGCGATACGTTTATCACCTTTGCAATCTTGCCCTGATGCTGTAACCATATATCAACTTTGTCCTGCATTCTATTTCTTTGGCTATTGATAAACCTATCCAACTTTTTAATAAATCGCTTTTCGTCAGGGTCAAGAACCTTTTCGATATACCCGTCTGAAAATTTCTCAAGGTAATCTTCGTCGAGGTCTTTGCCTACAATAATACCAGTTGTGCTCTTTGCTTTGTCTGGCTCTTCAACTTGCCCTGCTGCACCGAAAGACGGCTTTACTGGACGCTCATTAAGCCAAGGATAATCTTTTAAGTTCTGTTCTGTGAGTGGTATATCGTTAAGCTCCGCAGCAAGCGAGGCTGGAAAATCTAGTTTCTCAACCATTATTGCCGCTGATTCAGCGCGTCCTTTATAATCATCGCGTAACGCTTCTATCTGCGAATAATCAGATTTTAGTATTAAGTTTTTATCGATAAATCGTATCCATTGATCGTTAATTGCGGTGTTAATCTGTATATCAATAGGCTGATATGTGTCCTGCCACAACATGCGACGGCCTTCGCGTATGGTAGCGAAATTTAACTGCTCATATTTGCCAACCGCAATTTTATTAAGCCCGAAAGCAGCAAGTATTTCTTCAAGGTTATTCGCTTTCTGCTCAATATATTGCATGTCCTTGTGTAAAGTACCATATTGTTGATATTTTAGACCCGCGCCAAGTATTGCAGTTTTTCCCACATTTCCAGCACCGCCGTAATTAGAATACCACCTTGACATATAGGTTTTAAATTGGTCATCGGTTAAATGCTGGTCACTTGTAAGCAACCCCGAAAGCGTAGCGTCGTTATCAAAGAAATTAGAATTGTAAATACTTGCCTTAACATCTTGATATAGCGCAATACCAGCAGCGGACAGCGGAGACATGCCTTTCAGCCAGTCGTATGGATTGAAAAAATTAATACGTATGATCTCGCCCATCTCAAAAAATATTGTTTCTTCGCCTTGAGCCTCATACTTCCATCCCTTTAGCTTATCACTTTCTTTCCACGGAGTTATAAATTTGCCAGAGTATGGATAAATGAAATCAGGAATTTCTCCCCTGTCAAACCGTACTTTTTCACGGTTCTTTTTTAATCCAACAAGAAAAACTTGGCCTCCAGTATCACCCTTTGAACCACCAGGCAACAACAAAGCCAATACCACAGCTTGCCAGAAGGTAATTGATGTCATCATGAAGATGTTGGGGTTGGCAAAAAGATTAAATATTTCGTGCTCTGAAGTGACTTTCTTTTCTGTATCGTTTGAATATGTCAGGTATTTATCAAGTCGTGCTATGTTATTTGCTATTGTGCGACAAGCGGCATATACCCACGCATGATATTGATACGGCATGAGAGTAACATCGCTTGATTTAACATTTTGACCACCAGTTGGAATAAAAAAACCAGGATCAAGGTTTGGTATCAATTCCTTGATAGGTATATTATTATGATCGTATATTATTTTTGTATCATTAGCCATTTTCAGCCAGTTTTCTTTGTTCTTCGTCAAACATCTCTTTTGTATACAACGCAATTCCACCAGTTTGCGTCATGTGGTAAAGCACAGCGCAAGCGTCAACTATGTCGTCATGTTTACCACTTGGAAATTGATTAAACTCATTTATAAGTGCATCAACTAAGTGTTGTGGTATGTTCTTGTTTATATAAACATTACCAGCTTCACACATAGGTTCAAGGCAAGAAGCTTTTGCAACCTTGTCACCTGGGAGCCTCTTGTCCTCTACGCTTCGTATTCCGTAAAGAATATCCCGCATCTCAGTGTACGCATCCTTGTACGCACCAAACGCCTCTATACCAATGCGTATCGAACCATCACTCATAGCAGTATCAATTATGATCTTTTTCCGTTGCAATGCTTCCCATTGACCACGTATGATGTCATCAATGTATAATACCGGCGTGTTTATTCCAGCGATTGTAGTCGGTATCAAATGTACACCACCGCGTATTCCGACTGTGTAATCCGGATCATCTTTGATACGCTCCTTTTTGCTGCTTGCCAGATCATATGCGCGACAAAAGGTAATGCCTTTTGGGAGCTCTTCTGG